TCAATCCAAGATAATGTTCCATGATTGTAGTGCTTTGCACTAGTAATGGTAACTGTACCTTTAGGTGTAGATGGATATACGTTTTGAACTACTGCTCCAGGATACTCATTTTGAAGTTGTTCACCAAGTTCTTTTCTTGATGGTAAATCTCCATTCTCTATAACCATTTCCATATTATAGAGTCTTCCTCTCCAAAGAACGTCGGCGGTAAAATGTTCACCGACGTTATCTACTTTTTTGGCAGATCTCCTCCAATAACAATTGTACCAACACTGCCTCCAGAGATATTAACATCTTCTTTTACACAATTAGGAACTACTTTACCATTCTTTTTCTTGGTTCCCTTTGCCTTGTAACCATCCCAGCACTTGCTAGCACCAACGTTGGCGCGTGCTGTTGCCATTTTACCCTCAACATTAAGAGTTTCTGGATAATTTTTATCACCTGGCTTTCTTTTGGGTTTTCCTGCTTTACGTCTCGCATGAATGTTGTCCCAAAGACCTTTCTTCTCCTCAATTTCTATATCATCACTCTTTGAACACTCACAAGGTGTCTTTTTACATTTGCCGCATTCTTCTTTAAGTTCTACTTCTTCTTTAGTAGTAACTTTAAATAATGGGGAATCAAAATTTGCATGATTGCTAGGAAGATCTGAAGTAGAGAACTGAAGAACTCTTCCTCCAGGATAAACCTTCTCAATTTCTGCTTGAATATCTTTCTTTGTAGGTAACTTTGCTTGTGGGAAGAACATTCTTAGATATTGTGAACGTCCCCTCCAACTAACAATGACTGATAGCAAATGACCAAACTCTGAAGGTAGTCTAACTGCCTCTTCTAGTTCAACTTCCTCATTCTGACGCTCTGCTTCTAACTTAGCAGCAATCGCCATTTGGCGGATTTTTTCATCAGACTTACCTTTAAATTGAGGTTTTTTAGACTTACGAAAATCTTTAATTACATCTCCCATGTCTGCTTTTGCAAGATCCATACCTTCTTTTGTTGTATATCCTGCTACAGCATCTGTATTATGCTCAGTATCAGTAAGTTTTGCTTGCATCCAGGCAGGAAGATTTTTTTCCTTTTTACCAATACTCTTCTTAACTTTCTTTAAGTTTTCTTGGGATTTACTAATCTGTTTATGTGCCATGGACACTTCATGATCTTTTTCTTCTCTCTGTGAGAGTAAAGATTCTGGTGTAATTAAGTCAATAAATTCTACAAATTTGTTACCAAAAGCATCTTCAATTGTAACTGATTCATCAACATTTGGAATTGGTTTGCAACAGTTTTCTTCAGAGCACCAATAGTGCCCATCACTACACCTCTCCTCTCCAAGAATTTTATCTACTAATTTTATTTCTTCTTTCTTAATAGTTGGTAGTCCAACCTTCATAGAAGGACGCAATTTTTTATCGGCAACTTTTCTTTCATTTTCATTTGGAGAATCCTTCATAGCAGCAATTCTATTCTGCTTTCTTGCTGAAGAATGTGCTTTAGTATCTATATTAAAACTGGCCATTATCCAAAAGAGTGCTTTTTACTATTTATCGTTTAGTCGCTTTTGATTTTTTAAATATTTAGATAACTCATCTGTAGATCCAAAAAATACTGCATTGTTAGTAACATTTGTTGTCTTCCCTTTGGGATTTTCCTCATCAAGTTCTTTCATCTTCTTTTGAAGATCTACTATTTTGTCCGTCGCATCTGATACATTTTTAATTAATTGTGCAACAACTTCATATGCTCTTGGTTGTCCACCATCAACAGCAATTTCTAAAGCACTATCAAGTGCTTCTTGACCCTTTTCTATAATTGAATATAAATTTCCTCTGGTATATTCATAATCTTTAGTAATATCTTCATTAGGATCTTTTATAGGAACTATTTTATCTTTTCTTTCTTTTTTTCTCTCTACTATATCAGCATCAACGTTAAAAGTTGAATTTAAGTCATCGAAGTGTTCTTTCATGATTTTTACCCACTAAAACCAAAGTCATCACCAGCACTGATTAAATTATTATCAGACTCATCTATTCCATATATTGCGCTACCACCAACATGCTCAGCTGCTACTGTATTGTAAGCAGCTCTTGTGACTGTAATTTCATTACCATTTACTGATCTAACATAAATTGTTTCCTCGTCAATTGTTATATAAGTATCTGCTGCTATTTGGGATCCATCTTCAACATCAAGAATGGTAGCATCTGGTAAAGTATCTATATTTAATGTTGTTTTAACTATTCCTGTATAATTTTTAGTTGCTACTGGTTTCTTATAAATTAGATTTCTTGCTCCTGCACCAGAAGTATCTGCACCAGCAAGACCAATAGATACGCTCTTGATAACATCTCTGGTAGAATCTTTAACAGGACCAAACAAGTATGTTTTAGCTGTAAACTTCAACGTATAAAGTAAAACTCTTCTTGTTGTGAAATCTCCTTCATAATTATCTTCAAAATTAACAGATTCTAAAGTTATAGGAACATCTCTTTTCTCACCAATTGTATCCACCAAATCTATAGTCAATGTATAATTTGGTTGAAAGTATGGAAGTATTTGTTCAACTATTTGTAAAGCATCGTCATTTAATAATGTCATTATAGACAACTCAAAGTCCATATTGTATGGTACAGGAAAATATACTTTTTTAATATCAGTCTTATCTGATTTTAGTGTAGTTGTAAAGTGTTGAGTTCCTGCTAATTTTCTACCAGTATCATAAGATATTCCTGTAAATTCAAATGACATTCTAGGAAGACTCATTTGAACTGGTTTATTTAAATTTGCTTGCTGCTCAATCCTAGCAAGAAATTTTTGAGTGGGTCCATATGCTAATGGAACTTCAATTACTTCTTCTGCTACCCCATCAGTAGATTCTCTTTTAATTTTTATATTATTAAAAAGAGTTCCAAAAGATATTACAGTTTTTCTGAATATTTGGTGGTAAAAATGATCAAACATGGCTTTATTTTTTTAAGGATTTCCGAAAGGATTTGACTCACTAAAATCTAGTATGTTATCTGCTTCGATTTCAATAGTTTTGTTTTGTTTGAATTTATCTTCAATTTCAATATCATTATTTAGAATAGTATACTGTGCTCCACTTTCAGATCCAGTTAAAATCTCTCCATCAATAAATGTTCCCAATATGTTGCCCAAGGTTAAGACCTTGTTAATAGTATCCCAAGATTTTACTCTTGCAGTAGAACTGTTTGCAGATCCAACAACAACTTCATTGAATATAAATTTACCAGTTCCTATTACTACATCAGGAGGATCTATAACAACAGTAGGAACTTCAGCATAGTTGTTTCCACTATCATGAATTACAATAGAGGTAACTATTCCAGATTCACTAATCAATGCTGATGCTACAGCAGGAATAAATCCAGTCAATCCTGCCCCAACAAATGTAACATTAGGTGCTTCATAATAACCACTACCTCCACCAGTAATTGTTACTACACCTACAGCATTATTTGCAATTTTACATACTCCATATGCTCCACTTCCACCACCTCCAGTAAATGTTATACGAGGAGTCACTGTATATCCATATCCAGGGTTTATAATATCTACTGCTTGAACTCTTAAAGACTCTTCAGATGTATCACATAGATCAACAATTCCAGAAATCATAGATGCAATTCCAACAGCAGTTAATCCATTATCTGGTGCAGAAGTAATTGCGACTCTTGGAGATTCAAAATATCCAGAACCTCTATTTGATATTGAAACAGTTCTTATTGCACCATCCACTAAACCAGTAAATGCTGTTGCAGTAGTTCCAACTCCAACCATTTGAAGTTTTTGTAAAAATCCTTCTTCCTCTATATTATCATCAATTTCATCTACACCCGTAGCAATAATTTCATCATTATAAACATATAGCTCACATTTTAATTCATAAACATAGTTTTTTTGTAATTGATAAAAAGGTTTTTCATGTTCTACATATTTTATTTCGAATAATTTATCACCCAATGGAAAATAAATTAAGTCCCCCTCTTTGGGTCTCTCTGTTAATTTTGTATTCTCTATGGGTTCAATAATGGGTCGTATTCCCAACTCATACCTTTCTTTTGATATTATTAGTGTTAAATCATCTACTTCTTGAACACCAAATTTTGATAGTAAAGTTCCTGCTCCACCAAAACCTTCATATGTATCTACATATGCTTCAATAGGAATAGCAACAGTAAATTCTGATCTAGAGACTTCTTCTAATATAGTTTTTTCATTTACAAATATTCTTGGAATGTAATAAATTTCTATCCCAAACATCTTAATGTGCTCGTTTACAAGGTCTTGAACTAAACCTTGTTCTCCAGAAGATCCGTGTAGAAAAAATGGATTTAATGGCATAATACTAACCTATCATATCGAACGGTGGTAATTCATAAGTAGAAGACATTTTCTCCATCAATGCAGCAATTTCTTTTTCTCCATCATCATACATTTGTCTTCCATTTAGTTCCACTCCTCCAGGTAATTTAACTCCTTGGAATTTTATGAGGTTTTGACCCCACTGCCTTTTAATTAATGCTGTTAAGTATGGTTTTAGAAAAGAATCATTCCATACTTGGGGAGAATCTGCTGGATCCAAAAGTCTATAACAATCAATAATCAAATATTGCCCAGGTCTAAGCATTCCCCAATCGACATCTAAATATAATCTATCTTGTCTCTGATTGTATCTTATTTGTTTTTTTGTACTTAGTAAAAAATCTATATCTTCAAGGTATCTTTTAACCATACTATAACTTAAAAGTTCTATAGAACTCCAATTATAAACTTCATTTAAAAATAATTGATATTTTACACTAAACATTCCACTAGAAATTGAGTTAGCACCCTCAAAATTCATAACTTTATTGATTCCCATAACATAATCTGGTATTTGTATATAATTACCAGTCTCAAAATAATTAAATGATGTTGGAGTCCCTGCAATAGTTGTATCAACAGTGGTAGTCGTAATTCCAACTCCCCCCATTGTTGCGGTTCCCCTATCAATATCTTCTTGAGTAACTTTATACTTTAAAAAAGTTTGAATAACCCCATCAAAATGGCGCTCATAAAAAAACTGTAGCGCATCATCAACCAAATCTTCTATCTGTTCATCAGCAACATTGATTTCCAATACAGGATATCCAAGTTTCCTTTTACAATAATCAATTAATTCTGTTCTGGTTGTTGGTTTTGCCATTTTAGTTATTCTTGCTTAAGTTTAATAACAAACTTTTAATATCATTTATATCATTCTTTAAACTATTTAAATCTGATTCTATTTTATTAATTCTAACAGAATCTCTTTCCTTCATTTTCCTTAATTTTATGTAGGTTTCATATCCAGATTTGTCTGTATTAATAATCCCGTTAGTGACAGTATCTCTAACGAGATTATTATGACCTTCTACCTTTAGTCTTTGATTATATTCCATTATGCCAAAGCAATTACTCTAAGATCCTTTATCCTTGGTGGATTTGACTGACTTGTAGATGAACCAATAATTTTGATACTAAAATATCTAAACTCTGGAAGATCATCTGCAGTAAATGTATAGTCATTAAATAATACATCATTAGTATTTGATGATAAAACATCAGTCTTAACAACTTTCTTATCTGATAAACCATCAGAAGCAGAAATATCAATCACATTTCCATTCACATCCAAATTATTGTATCCTGGGAAGGGATAATAAACTGGATCATTTTCTGTAGTATTTGAGATCGAATAAAATACTCTAACATCATTAAATATATTTACATGTGCAGAAAGTAGAACTTTTAAAGAAGTTGCTGGATTTTCCAATTCAACTGGTAAGTTACAATAAATGAATTCATTAGGATCAGAGTTTAAAGTAGAAGTTCTTGGATCATTTACATAGTCAGTTATTGGGGCATTTACCCTATTTGATGTTAGAATAACACCTATTCTATCAAGATCAACTACTGGAGAAACTCTAATATCAGCAGAAGATAGACTTAGCTCTAATTCTAATGATTTATTTGAAATTAAATTTGTATTATGAATGGATTCATTGACCGTTGATGTTATTAATCTTGGTTCTGTAAAATAATTAGTTTCATCTAAGGTAATGTCTACTATTGGACTTTCTAAGAACGATACTTCATTACCATCTACACTAGTTCCTGTTATACTCTTAAGTTTTGCCGTTACATTAGTTTCTGGCAGAACTAAAGTTTGTACAATAGGTCTCATTGATTCATACTGTATATTTTGAGTTGCATTTACAAGCTCACCACCATCAGATTTTGACTTACGAATGTAAAGTTTCTGTACACTTGGATCAGAATCTCTATTGATACCATTTTGAGATGTATCTAGTTTTATGTAATAAAAATCAAAACCTATAGATCTTGGAACAAGTGCATCTTGTAGATAATGTAGTTTGTTTATTCTCCTTAAAGAAATACCATTATTTTCATATTTAAATACCGTAGTTTCTTCTGGATATGATATTGATTGTGTATTATCAATTTGCCTTGTAATTCCAGTTAAAGTTCCATTTGATATTCCAGTGTATGAAATAATCTCATCATTTATTAGAATGTACCCAGGATTTGTTGCACTAACTTCAATATTTTCAAATGTTGTGAAGTTTGTTGTGCTAGCAATACTAACAGGACCAGAGTCCGAGAAAGTATATTCTGCAGTCAGTGAAGTTGGTTCTATATCAGATCCTACTTCTGATAACTGGACAACATTTGTTTTAGAATGCATTGCATGGTTTTTATGATTTACTTTAATATGTAAACCATCTTCAAATGGAGATGAAATCTCTATGTTTGAAATGACAGAATCTGCTCCACCAGTATCAAAAATAGTAGTGGTTATTCCTAAAGAATTATCATATAGTAATGATTTTGATGTGTTATTCTCAAAATTACCCTGAACATTATCCACTACTAATTGATTAATTCCATTAATATTGGATATAGTAAATTGTGCATTTTTTCCTAAAGGTTGTGAACCAATACTATCAATAGTTACTACATCACCTTGCTGATATCCAAATCCACCCGAATTAATAGTTGCTGCAATTGCAACTCCATTTGTACTCCCATCAGCGCCTATAGTAATATCTGCTGTTGCATTTTTACCTAAACCACTTACCGATGTTAGAGATACTCCATTAAATGTAAAAGAAGAACCATCTGATGGAGTATATCCAATTCCAGCATTTGTTATGGTTAATTGTCCAGAAGCAGATCCACCATATCCAACAACATCACCCCTAACAAAACTATTGTTTTGTTGTTTAATAGTATTTCCAATATCTAAAGATGTAATATCTATCACATTTGTAGTTGTTATAATTACTTTTCTGGATTCAAATTCTAAAGGATCTGGAACCAAAGTAGCTATTTGATCATTACCCAAATCCAACCTTGGGTTAAAGAATGATATAGTTCCTGGGGAATCATTATTAAATGTAGCAGCATATAGTCTAAACTTCAAATCTTCATATTGACTTGCAGTCCAGGTAGATCCATTTTGAGATTTAAATAGTGATCCCAAATCTGGTTGCTGCGAAACAAGAGTTTGTCTTGATTCTTCTTGAAGTAATGTTGATACGTCAATCTCTCCCATTTTTGAAATCCAAACAGTATAATCATTTGAATCACTTAATAAAACTATCGCATATTCTTTATTACCTTCCAAATATATTGGGGATGGGAAGAATACTTCAGTTACTGTTAAAGAATCTTCGGAAGTAAATACCTGTTGTGGATTTATGACAACTTCAGAAAATGGACAAACTTCATTTGTTGGATACCCATTAACCATAGGTCTTAATTGAACTGTAACTGGTATTATTGGATCTTTAGTTCTAAAGAATAGATCAACACTAGTTACAAATATACCATTAGTTTCACTAACTAAAAATGATTGTGCTAAAGGATCCCTATTTCGAGTTGACCTAATTAGTTGTCTTGCGAATCTTCCTGCACTGGGTGGATTTCTTCTGGGTGGATTTCTTTGACCTCTACGTCCTTGGTTCGGTGCTGGAGCGGGACGCCCACGACCAGCACTTACTGGTTGAGGAAAAACTTGTGGTCGTGGTGGCGGTGCTGGCGGTGGTGGTGGCGGCGGTGGCGGTGGATCTGGTATAAATCTTGATCTAGTTTCTTGGCTTCTATCTACTGCAGTAGTTACTTGAACATCTGGTACTGCTGGTCTTCTCTCTGTAGTATCTACAACTTCAAATCTTGGTTTTCGTGTAGATCTTATAGTTTCTTGAACTGTATTCATAGTTCCAGAAGCAAAATATTGCTCTTCTCCAGAACTATCTACAAGTCCTCCAATTTTTGTATTAGTTGAACTATTTGTTAGTCTAAAGACCTTTGTTCCTGCCTCAAAACTTGGATTTGAAGGTACATTTGGGTTTGGAATAAAGAATGATCCTTTTATAGAACCAATACTATCAGTAAATAACCTTACATTTACTACTTCTGCCTCTCCATTAGGACCTCTTAGCCTCATACCTGGAACAATAAATCCACGATACAGTGATTGATTGTTTTCTGATAGTGATCTAGTGTCAACGTTCAATAATATTGAAGAACTTGAATATTCTGCTGGTACTATATAATTTTGATCATATGGACTCTCAACGTAAACATCACTAGGATTTGATATTGGTCCGTATTTGTGGTTTGACTTTGCTACTCTAAATTGAATTCTTGGTAAAGATCTACCAAAGAATAATCTTCTTCCTCTAAAAAATCTTCCTCTTCTTCCAATTCTTGTTCCTCTGACAAGATCACCAACATTAAAAATTCCCCTAATCATTCTTATTTCGATTAGTTTTGGAACTATAAATTGATTTACATCCTGCTCATCAAAAAATCCATATAATCTTGTAAAAGGTTTGAATCTTCTTGCAGTAAATTCTATATTTCTAGATCTCATGAAAGGAATAACAGAGGTGTTGACAACTCTGTCTCCCTCACTCCTAGTTTCAACTTGTTCAGATACTCTTAGTCTTTTACCATCTCTTTGATCAAAACCAGTTTGTGTTGTAGTGGTTACAGTTGTTGTTGTTACATCTCTAACATCAGTTCTAACAGTACCCCTTCCTCTTCTTATATTACTTTGATTTCTCCAATTACTTCTAGTAGTTGATGATGTACTCGTAGAAGTGGATCCAGTCCAAGTAGTTTCCCAAGAACCCCAAACAATTGGACCGAGACCAGTTTGTGCATCATAACCAGCATATTCTAGTTGTAATCTTGTTTGGGTATAATCATCTGATGTTATTGTTTGTGGTCTTAATCTAGTTTGATCAATCCAGATATCAGATGATGGGAATAACTCAATTGTACCCGCATAAGTAGTAACTAAATACGGAGTCACATTTTCAACTCTTGTTGCAAATGGATTTTCAACTATTACTTCATCAGTATAATCTAATGTTAGTAATTGTCCAGTTTTTCTTATATTTGATCCAATAAGATCATCCACAAATTCAGAATCTGCAACTGTACCTGAAGTAGTTCCAATGCCAAGTAAAGATCTTCCACCCAAAAGCAAATCAATTTGTGTAGTAAAGTGAGAAGGTCTTAGTTCTAGATTTACTGGATCTATACTGTTAGTAACCCTAGAACTCTTAATTTGCGTTTTTCTAGTACTAAAATTATCAACATATATTCCAGATTTAAACCTTGTTAGTCCATTTGAATCTGGAATTGTTAGTGATTCTGCTTTTGACTCTAAAAGTGACAATGCAGTATAGTATTCTAAATTATTAACTCTCTGTTCTAGTTGACCAACATCCTCCATTCTATAGCGTTTATATTTGTTTAATTTTATTTCACAATCATCAATATCACACAAATATGGTGGTATTGATATAGTAGCTACTTCAAGAGCATCTTCTATAGGTATTGGTGGCAAAGGATCTTCTGAAGGAACTCCATTTAACAACTGAAATTCTCCAGTTTTTAATAGGAACAATTTATCAATTCTTGCCAAGTAGTGAGAATATGTTAATCTTATAGATTCATCTGATGCAAGAATATTTTTTGCAGAATTATTTGAGTCTGAAAATTGTCTTGAAGTAAATTCAAATGGTGATAGTTGTGAATTTGAATTGAATGGTAATACCCTTGGTCTAATATCAATAATGTCTGAGGTTCTGACATCATTTTTTACACTTAATAAGTCACAATAATCAAACTGAGAATAAGAATTGGCGGTTGTAATATCACCATTTTCAGAAGAAGAAAACTCTCCAGATTCGAAAATAACTTTTATCTGATTTTTTGGACTTTTGGAATTTTCCTTCCTAATGATTCTAGAATAATCACAAATAGTATCTCTTTGCCCAGAATCTAAAGTGTATCTATCTGTTATATTTGTGGATCCTTGTCCAATGTCTGAAATTGTTCCTAAAATATTGCTTTTTTCTGATCTTACTGTCTCACCAATAATAAATGCAAGATCGCTTAAATAAACTATAGATATTTTTGAAGAATTTATATTTTCTACATAAATTGCTTCAGCTTCAGAAGTTTCTCCTTTAATCACTTCAGAAATAACTAAATCATCAGTTCTACCAGTTTGACCATTTAAATTTGCTAATGTTAAAGAAGGTAATACAGGTTCAAATGTATCTGAAGATTCAAAAATAGCATATACTTTAGTTACATCAGGTTCTAACAAGCAAATTTCTTTATCCTGAACTCTTAGACCATAACCATAACTTCCATATTCTAGTCCATCATCTAAAGTCGTACTTCCAATACCAGAAGAAACTGATGTAGATTTATTTACAATAATAGAGTTTGCTCTATTAGCAGTTTTTGTTCTACTAGTGACTCTATTTTTTGATAATGTTGCTATAAGTCTTCCAGGTCCATTGGTAGACATTCCATATATGGTGATTGATTTTGATCCATCACCATATATAAATTTATCGCCTGTCAATACTTCAAAATCACCATTAGAATTTATTAATACATACCTTTCTTCATCGAATGGTAAAAATGCTTCATCGGATTCACATTGAATTGTATTAGTAACATTCTGATTTATTACTAAATTAAATTCTTTTCTAATTGTAATTTCTGATTCTGTTAAATCAACATTAGAAATATATTTTTTTGGTAATGGTGTATATAAAGTATTATCTGTAGATGATTGCAATTTTGTTCCAATCAAACTAAAGTCCAATGCAATAACATCAGAAGAAGAAGGCATTAAACCATAATTTATTCCTGTTACTTCAGTAACACTTGTAATTCCAATAGTATATTCATCTGTTATACTTACTACTTTACCATAAGTTTTATATTCTGGAGACACTAATCCAGTATTTGTAAATGATACATAGTCTCCAACTTTAAATATTTTATCTAGTTGAACATCTGTTGAAACAACAGTAGATACATTAGCAACTGCTTGCCCAACAGTAACTTGACCTACACTAGTGTAATTAGAAAGTTTTGTGTCTGCATTAAAAGTCTCACCAATACCAATTGTACTATGTAATGATTTTACATCTAAAGTTTTATATTCTGTTACACTAGTAATTAATGAATTTCCATCTACACCATTGAGAATTAATTTCTCACCTTTTATAAATTTTCCTCTTGTACCATAAACAGTTGCAATTCCTGCACTATTTGTGTCAAATCTTAAATGCCCACTTGCTCCACTAGACTTACCTTCAATATAAACTGGAGTTGTCCATGAAACAGAAGAATTTAAATTTAATTCTGTATAGTATTGTGTATCATATAAAGATATGTCCCAAGTATTTAATTCTTGAACAGCAGTATCATAAGATCCACCTTCTAAAGCATAATCATATATTCTTGATATACCAATTTCTTTGCCACTAGGAATAAATTGGTTTTCTCCAATTCTACTATCTCTTAAACTAATTAAAGATGATGTAGTAAATCCAATTCTTGGAGCACCAACGACTCTATTAAGAGACATTGATGGACCAGTAAAATAGTTTATTGCTTGGTTTTCTAATGTACTAGTTGTTCTTGGTTTTTGGAAATCTAGATATGTTGAAGTTAAATATTCTATCTCATAACCCTTAACATATGCTTTTCCTGGAGAAATTTTATATGTCCCCAAAGATTCTCTAGGTACATTACCATTTCTAGTTAATTGATTTGATTTAAATACTCCATCATTACCTTTTCTATCATCTAGAGTTTCTTTTGCAGACACTGAAAATGATTTTACATAAAAATCACCAGATTGCTCATAAGTTCTTCTAGCAAGCTCATCTCCAATATCATTATAAACTGATCTGTTATATGCTTTCTCAACGCCTCCTGATCTTACAATAAAGAGTTCTACAAAGTTTTCATGTTTATCTACTTCTATTGGTCTTTTTGCTAAAACAGCTCTTATTTGTAGTCTATCTGCACCAGGAGCTGCATAATTATTGAATCCAGAAGCATTATCGTTTAAACTATTATCTTGTCCAGATGTTACAATATTTTCATAAATTTCAAATCCAATTCTATATGATGGATTATTCTCATGAGGTTCTAATATTAAAGTCTGTGCTAAAACCTTTACAAAAGTTCCTCTTAGATAGTAAACTCCTTCCTGCATAAAAACTGCAGAACCAATAGAAGTTGATTGTGTAGGTGCAGTGGTTGTAAATGCTTGCCCTTGCTGAAAAACTGCAGCAGTTGAATTTAGATTTTCTTCTAAAATCAATAGTTCATTATCATCAAATACCGCCTTATCATCATTTCCAGTTGAAAGATAATTTATGTATAATGTAATATACCCTCTATCAGAATATTCAGTTCCTATACTATCAACTATTTTTGCCTTAAGATTTGAATTTTGTCCCCTAATTGTAATCCCAGCCAAATCTCCCCTGAATGAGTCTAAATTTATTCCTAGATATTGACTCTCTACTTCTACACAATTTAATTCATTATTATAAGAATAATTTCCAGGAATAACTACTGACCCCTCTTTAAACAAATGTGTTCCAATTTGTTCAACTTGGTTTTGTAAAATAGACTGTAAAGTTGTAAGTTCTCTAGATTGTACTGGAAAACCTGGCTTAAAAAGAACTTTATGATATCCTTTTAGGGGATCATAATCATCAAAATAGGGAGATATATTTAAATTTGTTTCTTGTGGCATGATTTTAACGGAATTTAGAATTGTAATACAACTTTAATGTCTTCTCTTTGATTCACAGATCTTGTAATAGATGGTCTATTATCAACATAAATTATGTTTCCCGAATATTTTTCTACCTCTGGTAGAGCAACTCCATTTACAAAATTTTGCCCTAAATAATACGTCTTATTATTTATGACAGTACTTATACCTGGATTATTATTTTGACCAAATCCACTATCAATATATAGGTCACTAGAACCACCTACAATTTTCAACTCTCCACCATCTGATACGCTAGATGTAAATTTGTTTATCGATAATCCATAGGTTGGTCTATCATTTATTGTTCCATCGGTGTTGAATCCAACTATAGACCTATCCTGCCAATACTTTAAAACTCCTGTCTGACTATCATAAGAAAGAACTCTACCAACAGCGGTCACTCCAGTACCAATTGTTTGGGTTATTATTGAATTTGGTTCATATCTTGTAGTTTTATAATCATCTTGGTTTGGTGCTAAACCAATAAGTTTTATAGCGTCTAAAGAAGTTACTCTATCATCAGTAAGTATTGTATTTGAATTATAAGATAATGGATTTTTGATTATACCTATTCTAGATACTTTTGTTCCCGTAACAAAATCTGGATTCTGAACATCATTCTCTATTCGCGAATAGAGTAATACATTTGTAGAACCCAATTCCCTGTATACATCATATCCATGTCCATTTACTGGTGGGATAATAACATCAAACTTTGGAGATGATGCACCTAAAGGAACAGAACCTTTAATTAAATCTACAGTACCAAAAGTGTAACCACTTCCACCCTTAGATATTGTAACAGATTCTACTTTTGCATCATTATTCACAACTATTGTACATTCTGCTCCTGTACCATCACCAGATATTGGTACATTTGTATATGTCGTATTTGGTGGTCCAACTAAAAGACCTCTATCCTTTATAAAAATAGTTTTTAATTGACCACTAGATAATGCATTATTTCTAATATTAGTATATTCCGAATTTGATTCCCAATCAGTTGGAACTGGAATAAAATTTAAGGAGTCAAATTTTACAATATCGTTTGGATTGATAGTATACAGATACTTCCAAACATATCCATCACCACTAGTTCCAGCAGATCTTGGCTCTAAATCTGTAAAATTTGGTTCATCTAGTGAGGGTTTTCCATTTGTATTTTCTGGATCCAATCCATTATTTAAACAAACATAAACCCTAAATTGACTATTAATTACATAAAAATTTGATGAATATAAACTTGTTTTGTTGGACGGTCTAGAAAGATTTGTCCTAGAAATATCATGTCTGTATGAATCATAAATCGTTCCAGATTCCCATTGAATTTTTCTAACAACGAGTCTTATGTCATCTGGTGATATTTTTTTTAATGCTATTAATGATTCCCAATATGAATTATCTTCATCGAAACAGTCTTTTGGGGAAATTGGATTACTATCCCAAGAAGGACTTATAGAATCTGAATTTGGTAGTCCTACAAAAGTATAGTAAGACTGATTAGAATCTCGAATATCCTCCACAAAAGATTTGGCATTATTTATTCTCAAGTAATCAGTTATGATTGCAGCCATTTCTAGTATCTAACTAAGATTTGTTTATTTATTTATCAGACAAAATACCCATCATATTTTAGTGGGAGTTTTCTACGCAAAATTGGGTTTGTTCCTATACCAGATTGATTTTCAGAGAATGCAGTAAATGGTTTTGCTCTAAGTCTTCTTGTTAAATCAACTTTACCCCAGACATAATTGCCAAACAATTCTACACTATTAAAACCAGTATTACTTGGATTCTGCCCAGGAGCTAAATTTGACAGTATAACAATAACATTTTTAACTGTAGTTGTTATACCAACAGGTAATCCAGATATTCCAGATGGTATTGTAACTATTTTTTCTGACCAATCATAGCATTGAACTACCATATCAGTAAAAATAGTTGATATTCCAACTGGATCTGGTAAAGGTCCAGTTTGTGCAGTAAATCCAGAAGGTAAAGAAACTCTACCTCCACTTGGATCTCCAAATACAGTATGTGTAATATTAAAATAATCTCCTGTAGTTATACCAACATCATACACTCCATTCTTTCTTAAATCCGAATCCATAGGAATAAATAAATCTAGTCCAAGGAAATATTGATTTGTTGATTCTGAAATTCTAGACGTGTCAAAACCAACTATTACTCCATAATCACCATAATAATTAACAAAAATTGATTCCTCAGTATTTCTCCATGGTGGTGCAATTAAAATTGGAGGTGGTTCAATTTCATTTACAATAAACTTTATAGAGTTTTCTAAAGGCCATCTTCTATAAGAACTTGCAAGACCAACGTTATCATAAACTTTAAGTTCTAATATATCACCAACAGAATAATTGACTCCCTTATCATTAATTGATGTTAATGATGTAATGGAAGTTTCTGAATTGACCGATATATCTACGGTTGCATTTCTTCCAACACCAGTTACCGTATGTAATTTTGCACTCGTCATTATGGTTTCGCCACCAAATAAAGGTGGAAATCCAGATCCTTGAGAATAAATTGATAGTGTCTTTATTGGTCCATTGTAATAATTTGTTCCCCCATAACTAACATTCACACTATTTACAGAAGATCCCGACATTAATGCAAAAGCAGTTGCTTGAGATCCATCTATAAATGGTTTTTGTATAGTTATTTCTGGTGCCGCTGTGTACCCAAATCCAGGATTTGTAACATTTATACTATCAATTGTACCATTTGTATTTAAAACTACCTCTGCTTCTGCAGAAATGAGTTGATCTGTAGGTATAATCTCAATTCTTCTTTGTTCTGTTGGTTCTATACCTTCTCTTGAAATATTGAACAGTGATGTATCAAAAACATAAACATGTTCTGATGTTATTGCAATACTATTGAGTATATTTGTAGTTGGATTTATTATTGGTTCATAATAAACTCTATCTTTACCAATAAAACTATTATCGATTATTATATCTTGTTCTTGCTTAATCCAACTAATAGGTCTCTCATATAATTCATCTAAAACAACACCAACATTTGCATAATTATTAGTAATAATTGTATCAGCTGACTTCACATCTACAACAAGTCTTTCTTCTTGAGTAAGGTTGGAATCTACATCACTAAAAATCTGTACATTATCTCCTACTTTTACTGAAGGTAAAACTCTTACAAGTCGAACATCAATTTCTGATGTTCCAGTATATGCTAAAATCTTTACAGTATCACCAACAGTACTAAATCCAACTAATTGACCTTTAGGTGCTTCTGTAAATCTGATTCTACTTCCACCATTAAACTGATAACCTTCTCCTGGAGTTTGTAGTACATCATTTACAAATACCAATAGATTTGACTGTAAACTAATTCCAGAACTAGTTTTTGCATAGAATGATATATCTTCACCATCTATCTGTAATGGGAATAATCTTCTTACTCCATTAAAATATTTGGAAATATCATCCAATATTATAAATTCACCAACGTTCCAACCAGAGAACTTTGATCTGAATACTTCTGTAACGTTTAATTCAAAATGTTCAAAATTTGATATGCCAGTTAATGTTGGTATGCCAACAGTTCCCCCAATAGAGACTGTAAGTAAATCATTTTCATTATATCCATATCCATAATTTTTAATCTCAAAAGAACGTATTGTTCCATCATTACTTGGAACCAAATCTACCGTTGCTTCTGTACCAATTCCACTAGAACCTTGTGAATATATTAATGGCAAATTTGTATAACTTAAAGGTGCATCAAAAATAACTTCTGGTGGATTTGATTGATCATATCCTGATAGAGAATTAGTTATGTTTACAGAAGTTACATATCCACCATTTACTACAGCTTCTCCAAAGTACACAATTGTATCAGAATCTGTTCTTACACCAACTTTTACTGTTTGTAAACCAGATCTATATCCAGATCCAGTGTTACCAATAGCAACAGAGGTAAGAACGCCTAACGGATTAATTATTGCTGTTCCACCAGCACTTACTAGTGGTTGATATCCAAATCCTTCTGTAGATCCTACGCTAACTATTATACCACCTTTTGGTAAACGATTTACATTTACATCCTTAGTTATTGTTGGGTCTGTTGGATTCAAGTTAAATCCTACTTTTAAATTTCCACCATCAACAAAAAGTTTGTAGTCTCCATAAATGCTGTATTTTGGAGTGCTTATTCTTTGAGGTCCTTGGAATATACCATCAATTAAAAGAATTGTATTTGTGTAAGGGATATTTGTAATATTATTTCCCTCATAACTTAAATTGAATGTTGTTGATATACCATTAAATTGTGTAGTAATATCATCATAAACATAGTTATTATCATATGCTTTGTCGAAATCGTTAGTGTATAAAAAGTTAAGTGCGGATCTTAAAAACACTCTCCCACTAAATTTTGAAGATGTGGTCAATCCAGTATAGTCAATTTCATTTGCAGATGTTGCAGTAGTTCCAAATCCTACAGGTATTTTGCCCCATATTCCCTCTGAGAAGTTTAAATTATTACCAACAATATTAAAATTACCAGAAAGTTTTGATATTATTTGATTGGAATTGTGAGTATCCTCTTTTGTTCCAACTACCGATCTATCAACATTAATTTGATTGAGTGATTTATTTACAGATTTTACCAACACAATCTCATTATCAATTTCTAGTAAATCTCCAGACTTAATAAAGTCGATAGTATTTACTGATATATTTGTATCACCAATTCCAATAGAACTTGAAGTTGCTATAGTATATCCAGATCCAACAAGTGGTGATTGAATAGCTCCATTTATTGTTATAAGTAGTCTATTATTTGCATCAATAGATCTAATTCTATGAGTAACTCCAGCACCAACTCCTACAATATCTACTCTATTTGGGTTAAATTGTAAAGAATCACCTACTGTTGCTGCTATACTTATTTTCTGATTATCTTCCTTAATAATATAGAATCTGGAAGGTAATCTTGATGTTATTCCTATTCCTGGCCAATTAATTGGAGATATTTGTATTCCATTGTTTGGATTTTCATCGTGTGGTATGTATTCAACCTCCTCACCACTAACGAAGTAGTGATTTCCTAAGTTTATATTGTTTTGATCTACAAGCACTACATTAGAGTCTGTTCCATCAAATTCAACCTCAAATATTGGATTATTCTTTTCAAAAATCCCAAATGATTTAGTGTTAGAATCAAACTGATCACTAATATCATCTATAGTTAAAACTCTGTTACCTATAAATTCTCTATACTCTGCCAAAAACGGTAAATTAAAAAGTATCTCATTAGATACAAGAGATTCATCTACTTTAATACTCTTTTCTCTGGCAATATCAAAATCTTTAACTGCATTAAGATTCACTGATTCTGTGAGATCTGATATTGCAACAACAACGTTATCATCTTGTTCTGTTGGCATTCTATAAAGATCATTATCAGATGGTTCCAAAATCAGATCACTGAATTTTTTAAATCCAACAGTATGTGTTAAATTACTAACCAGAGGATTCCAAACAGTAAAATCTAATGGAGATTTTACCGAATATGAAAAATATTGATAATAATCATTGTCAGACAATCTTTGGAAAAATGTATTTAACTTACCAGTTTCTTTTTTCCATCCCTCTCTAACTATACTGCTTGAAGATACTTTGTAATCTCCTTCAGATCCAAAGGCTGATGATATTAGTGCCAGATTTTTTGAAGATTGACCATAAATTATATCTCCAGGTGAGAATTTTTTATTGGTTCTAATTTTTATATACTCATTGTTCTGGTCATATCTTTCCACAACTCCAACATTGTCTTCATATATGACTAATTCATTTTCATTAAATGAACCCTTTTCTAGGGTAATATCAAAGATTGGAAAATATGATTCTGGTGTTGCTGTACCAAAAGATTCAAATTCATCATAAACTCCTGGAGATTCACCAACTTTAAGTACATCTGATATATTATATACAATAGAAGGAAACTCGCCACCGATGTTTGGATCTGATTGCTTAACTTTAAATAGAGAATATCCATATGATGAAGAGTTATAACCCTTTCCGCCAATATTTAAATCAATATTAGTATTTTCAATGATTACATTATCACCAACATTAAATGGAAAGTCTGAAGCATTTGCAAAAGTAACCGCAAATGCGACTGTAACATCATTAGTAATGCTATCAAACGTAATATTACTAATTCTAATTCCATTTGGATTATTTACTGGTAGTATTTTTGGTGTAACATTGTATAGCCCAGTAGTATTTCTAATAATATTTACTTCAGTATCTCCAATATCATATCTAAGTCTTGCTTCAGTATTAACTCTTCCAGTGAATCCATCAATAACAACTAATTGTGGAGGTACAAAGTAATTTGTACCGAAAGATGATATTTTTATCTTTTTGAATTTTGATAACGGTTCTATTTTATATGTACTTGGGAAAATTGCAGATGGTCTTAATGTTTTATCTGAAGGATAGTCTAATCCAAGATTTAATAATTTTATATTATCTATCTTACCAATTGACTTTGAAAATGGTAAGAAAATAGCTCCAGAACCCTGTGAAGATACTACTTTAGTAACATAGGGTAAAGTTCTATAGTTTCTTCCTTGTGATACTAAAGAGACTTCTGCTATTGGACCAGTACCATAAATGGATTTGTATGTAATTATTCCATCATTTTCACTATATGAAGATTGTTCTGGATCAGAGTCTAGTGGTATTATAAAAGATGTGGTGGTTATTCCAGATATATTTGATTTACCAGAATATACACTATCAAGAATTTGTATTGAACTAGAGTTTTTTATATTACTAAAATCTACCTTTAAATTTAACTTTGTTACTGGAGTATTTGGTAGATTGATAGGAGTTAACTTATAGTAAAGTGTTTTTGGAGTATCAGAGTCTATTTTTATTTGAACATAAGCTCCATCAGAACCAATGTCCCCAACATAAGTTACATTGAAGGTATCTGTTTTATCTGAAGAAGAATAATACTTATTTGTGAAGTTAACATCAGTATAAAATTCAAATTTAAAAGATGGGTCTTCATTATATTGCAATGATCTATCAGATAGATCAAATATTATATTTTCATTTTTATAAAATTTCAATTCTGGATTTATAAGAGATATTGATCCATCTTGTTGAGATCCAATATTTACTAATATTGAAGAATCTAACTCAGATATATCGGAATAATACTTTGTAGATAGTGCAATCGTATTAGAATTTATACTTATAATATAATAAATTCCAGAATTTATTAGTCCGATTGATGGACTTTCTGAATTATAAATTACCTTATCTCCAGTTTTAAATTGGTGGTTATTAATGGTTATTGTATTTAAATCAATATCTACATCAGAAGAACTAAATTCAGTTTTATTAACTAAGGTTCTATAAACTAAATTATCATAAGATACTTTTATTGTTCTAGTTTTATTGCTGGACAAAGACAAATCTATTTCATTTCCAGCAACTAATCCATGAGGTGATTTTGTTATTATATTAGCATATTTTTTTACAATGCTAGATTGAATGACATCATCCCTATTTGTTTTTAGTTTTTGATTATTTCCTACTCCATAATCATTATATTTAATCAATTCAAAAATAGATTCAGATCCAATACCAACATACTGGTTTGTAGATCCTATAGAAACTTTTTGTGTTGATAAACCAATATAATGATTAGAATAAGGTACAACGTATAAAGAATCAACATCAGTAAGATCTTTTGTTGTTGCTGCATAAGATACATTTATTGGAGTATCTGTATCATTTATTATATAAGATACTTTATCATTCAATATAAATTTATGATTTGGTAAAAATATTGTATTTGGTATAGTATCTTTTGTTTTTACAGGATCCAGTTCTGGAACATTTACATACAATAGTCCACTCTTACCCTCCGAACGTTGAAGGGTGGAAGCATAATTTTCGTAGTAAAGACTTAAATTTTCTCTCTCAACTTGAGCTCCCCAAATATAAAATGTTGGAGTTGAATTTAGGGTAAATCCTGCTGGACCGTAAGTACCAACTCTAAAATTGTGTGTCCCCGAAGAAGTAAGTTGCTTAAATGTATATCTTCTATACGTATTTGTTAAAGTTACTAATTGACCATAATATAAAATTCCATCATCAACTATTAAATAGACAGATTCTCCTCCTTCTTCACCCTTCAAAAATACCGAGAATACATTTTCTTCATTCGACAAGCTTACTCCATTATATCCATATAAAAAATAATCAGAGTTTCCTGTAGTATTTGCGATACTAATTTTAGCTGCTTCTTTTTTATTTTCTATAGGAGATTCTTGTAAATAATCAATAGATCCAGTGATATTGGCATCATCTTCCCAAGGAGTTCCTGGTAACTGTGATGATGAAATTGGATAAGAATATTCTAATAAATTCTCAGAATCTATTATAATAGATTCTTTAGGATTAAAATAATATTCAGAATTTGTATTGTATGATTTATCTGTAGATAATCCAGTATTAACTATTACTTTTCTTGGTAATTCCTCAATAATATCACCAGAAGAATGTGTAGTAGAAATTGATCCAGCATAAGATCTTTCTATTTTTACAGTATAATTTTTACTGTAAATATTCAAAATTTTAAACAATTCTTCATTTGATTTATATATATCACCAATAGATATTACAGATGTTAAGTCTCCATTGACTTTTAAATATGTGACTATGCCAGTTTGTGAAGAATTTTCTAAATCATTTAAAATAGTTAATCTATTACTCTTCTTAATTTCTAATGATTTGACAGGACCAATAAATTTTGTTGATATTATATTACAATTATCAATAATTGGTATATCCTGGTTTGTTATATCTATAAAGTGACTAGAAATTCCTAAGTAATTACCATCAGTGTCTAATCTAGAATATTCAAAATCTGGATAAGTATCTTCACTAAATGTAATAGTACCTATTTCCCTACCACTAACCGATTTTACAATGGCAAAGGCATTACTTCCAAAAGTTCCTTCATTATTAAAATAAATTTCATCGCCTGCCGCATAATTTTCACCACCTGAGATAATATCTAGTTTATCTACAGAACCAGAACTAGTATTAGTTATTTTTGGAAGTACATTTTTAAATGTTTCTGGACTTACCAACCCATCATAGAATGTATTATCTTTAGAAAATCCAAAATATGATGTAAATCTAAACCAATTATCACTATCTACAGATTTTCTAGATAAATTTGAAAAATCTTCAAAATTATATGGTATTGGTTTTGAATTAAAAGAATTTCCAATTACATAAGGAAATATTGGTTTTAAAAATCCATTATATGGACCACTAGACTCTTTAGTGGTATTAAAAGTTGAAAAATATGCATATACTCCGTTTGGAAACTCTGGAGTTTTACAAAATCTTCCGTTATTAATATCCAAATCTCCAGCATTAGTAAATACATAATCCTCAATAAAATATCCAGTTGGAAAAATGCTTACTGGTGGTCTATTCTCCACTATTGGTCTTAATTCATATCCACTACTCAACTGTTTAATGGCACCACCTTCAATATTTTCATATCCATATGGACCATATATTGGATTTCCATCATATGCCCATCCAACTATGGGAGAGTGATATTTGATTGTATCCGAATCGTTAAGTAAATCTTGTTTAAATATTGGATTTCCTTCATTATCTAAGGATGATGCCAAACACTGCTCTCTAATTCCTCTTGGAGTAAATCCATGACCATAAGATAATTCTTTGGTAATATCTTTTGATTCATATATTATTCCATCATCATCATTTATTGATGATGTACTGAAAAGTTTTTCGACCAAATTTAAAGTCCAAGATTGGATATTGACATCAAAAGATACTCCAAATCCATTAGAAATTACTTCTATGAAAGTATCTTTCGTATATCCAAAACCTCCATTCAGAATAGTAACTGATTGTATTCTTCCATTAATTATAACAGGAGTTAAAATTGCATTAAATCCATCACCATAAATCTTGATCTCTGGGGCAGAGTTATAATTTGAGCCACCATCAATAACTGTTACTTCAATAATTCTTCCATCACTGGAAATAGTTGGTAATAATTTTGCATTTTCTCCATTGTATACATTAATAGTTGGTTTTCTATTATAATTGACAATAGAATTATCACCATATCCACTACCAGGATTTTTTACTGAAGTTGAAAAAATTTCTCCAGTAAAGATAGGATTTAATTTTCCAGTAAATGTTTGACTACTAACAGTGTTTATTCCTATAGGAGCTTCAACTTTTACTATTATTGGTGTATATGATACTCTGTGTTGACCACTTCCAAAATCTGAAAATGGAATACTTAATTTATTGTTGTAATTAAAGTCTTTATCAAAATCTGTTTGAAGTACTTCATATACTTTAAATTCATCATCATTTACTCTTCTTACAAAGTATTCTGATGTTGATGATAATCCTGTAGGAAGAACACCATCACTATTAAAAATTACTACTTCCTTATCTAAAAATCCGTGATTTTTTATTTTAATTGTATCAAAATTCTTATTAATATTGTTTGAATTAAAATATAAAATTTTATTTGTATAGTTTTGTCCAGAATCCAAAACATCAACAGAAGATATACTGTTTTTTGCAGTTACTGATGTGATTTTATGGATACCATCTCCATAAGATGAAAATGTTATGGTGTTTATTCCAGAAACAGATTCTTCAAAACTATTATACAATTTTGCAGTTATTCCATCATTTGAAGTAATGTAATATATTGATCCATCTACTAATCCACCAACAGCATCTTGATTTAGAGTGTTATAAATAACAGCTTCATAATTTTTAAATCTATTGAACTTTTTAAAGTCTATAGTGCCAGTAGATAGATTTAATTGATTATATAAGTTAGATGCGTTGAAAAACACTTCATTCTTTTTACTGGATAAATTGCATTTTACTTTTGCACCAAAACCATTTCCACCACTAATGGTAACAATTGGTTCTGATTCATATCCAAATCCAGGATCGATTACATCAACTCTTTTTAGACCACCTCTAACATTAGCAGTTACCAGAGCGTCTGTCCCAAATCCAGAAGAACCTCCTTCCCCAACATTATCTACAATTTCTATTTTGGGTGGATTTATAACATCATAATTAGAATCTCCTGGAGAAGATACAATAACTTCTACAATTTTCCCATAAAAAACTGTATCGGTAGATTTATAATTTAATAATTCTATTCCATTTAAAAAGCACCCAGTAGACCCAGGACTTGTAATTTTCTCAGTATCTAGTGCTTCATTTGTTGGAGAATTGTATTTTCTTATTATGTCTTGTGGGTATAAAGTTTTATTATAAAATTTTGTAAATATAAGCTTATTATTAGTTGCCGTTCCAAATAGACTTAAGAAATTTTCGGATCTAATATTTGATCTACTGGAAGCTAATTTTATAGTGCTATCATTAACTCTCTTTATAAAATATTGACCTTCTGGTATGTTAAATCCAGAATTTCCATCATAAGTGTAATATATAGAATCACCACTAAGAAATGGATGATTTCCAATTATCAATTCTTCAGTTGGGACTGGTAATACCTTTGAAAATTTTATTGTTAGTGTATTATCACCAACATCTCTTGATAGATAACTTGGTAATTGTGAAGAAGTTATATAAGTATCATCTTTATCAATATAAACATTTTGAATGTTACTAGAAACTATATTTAAGTTGGAATTGAAAAGAAATTTTGGTTTAGAAATATTTCTTTTGATAGTATATTTTTTATTTGTATCCAAAGAAGCAGTAATATTGATATCAAAAACTCTTTTATTTGAAAAACTTATAACAAAATTAGAATACTCTTCTCCAGAACTACTGTTTAATGTAAATACATCTCCTGCCCTAAAAAGATTATCATCAAAAGTTTCTACTCTATATTGAGAAATCCCATTTAATTTTTCCGATACTTTAAATAAAGACTTAACATTATATGTTGGACCAACATTTAAAAACCAAGTATTGTGGATTTGTTTTGTACTTTCTTTCCCCAATGCTGTAATATTAACATTGTCATCTTCCTCATAAAAATAACTTTCTTCTCTATCATAACTAATATCTCCAAGAACACCCCTTACCCTTACTGTTATTATCTCATCATTATCATTGAATGAATATGCAAAATGATTATCTAATATATTAGTACCAGATTTTATATCCACTGGTAAAGTTAAGTTAAAAAATTGATTATCATTTTTTCCATTATATTCTACTTTAGTTAAAACACCATTATTATAAAACTCAATAAAACCAGAGTCATCAAATCCTAAAGTAGAGTCTACATCCAAATATGTTTGTCCAGCAACTGCATTATCAGTAACTTTTGTTTTGGCATGAACAGAAAAATTGAAGAATTCTATATCTGGATTATAGTCTAATGTTAATGAATAAAATTCTGCACCTTCACTAATAACAAGCTCTGATGTTATGATAGTAGCAAAAGCACTTTTCTCTACACCATTAACGTCTTCGAACAAGGTTCTACCAGCAAGATCCAGAGGATCTCCTTCATAAGGTTCAACAACAATTTTTCTTGTTACTCTAAAGTCAGCATCTGATGATTGAATTAGATAATCTCTTGGTTTTATTATTTTACTTTCTACACCCCATACAATATTGAATAATATTTCAAATGATCTATCAGTTCCCCTTGAAGAATAAAAATCCTTAATTCTAGATACTAATATTTTTTCATTTAATTCTTGATAAAAATCAATTTCTTCAAATCCAGGTGTGTATTGTGATTTGAATTTTTTATATAACTCAAATAAAAACAGAGCATTTAAATTATATACAACAGTATTTGCTGTATGATCTTTTTTAAATGAAGTGGAAAATTTGAAATTGTCTTTGGTATATCCAGTTATACCACTAAATCCTCTTTTACAACCCAAAAATTCAGTCTTTGTTTTTTTATCATAAAATATAATTTCATCATCAATTTTAATTAAACCATTTTTAAAAGGAAATCCATCAGTATTTGTAACACTAATTGACTTTGAATTTGCAACAATATTAGAAGATAATTCAGTGTAAAATACAAGTTCAGATATATTCTCTAGTTTTGTGTAATCATTAATATTATTGAGAATATTTGTTGGACCACCAGAGAACTCTAAAGACTTATAATAATCCTTTAAGAGTTGTATGAAGTCCGAATAAGACTCTTTTACGTAAGATGGTTGCTGATCTGTGACTAAATTTTGAATTTGTACTCTATTTTTCATGTCTTTATATTCTTACTAAGTCTTCGTTTAAGTAACTAGATGTAACTATATATCCTGATCCAGAAAGATCAGTTCCTGAACTGATAGTATCGTTTATTAAATTTACAGTTGAAGATGTTGTATCTAACTGTAGGTATAGGTCTTGTTTTCCTATAA